TCTTAATTGTGCATTTTCATCACTTGAGAATGTAACCAAAGAAATCTCACCTAATTTTATTTCTTTAAGGATATAGGCGTCATTTGTGGCATCATATTCTGTTTTATCCCATATATAATTAAAACCATAAGATAATTGTCTTAAAACGCCTTGATTCACTTGATTTACTACATCATCAGCATAACTAACTCCTTCTATAACATCACCTTCAAAGTATAAACCATAATCATCTTCTTGTAATAATGTTGGTCTACATAATGGCTCTGTTTGTCTGTGTTGGTTTAAGACCAATATAGGATTACCACTTGTGCTTCCTACACCTCTAGCATTAAGGCTATTTAAAGTTGCGCCTTTAAGTACAATCTCATTATAGTCGTTTTTACTACCCCAAACAATAGCATATCCTTTTACTTTTCTATCTGCTGTTATTTCTAACTTAGCTCTGTCTGCATCCAATAAAGTAGATACAGGATTTTTAAATAAATCTCTTTGTGCCTTAAATTCTTTAATTTTATTTTCCATTGTATCTTTCTTGTATTGTTAAATATGCTTTGTCAACATCTATACCATTAGCTTTTAATTTGTCTAAATTATCAATAAACAATCCATCTGCTTCTAATCCTGCTTTTTTATCTTCTTGTAATGCTTCAATTCCACTAAAATTAGGAACAAAAGTCCAATTATCAGGCAAATAGTATATTTTATTTAAACTTTTAGCAGTATCATTAGCAAATGCTTTAATTACGTTTTGCCAAAATGATTTTTCAGCTATTGTTTGATTACTAAAGGTTGCATTGTCTTTTTTAGGCAATAACTCTTTGTTTACTCCAAATATACCTGCAATCTTAATAGCGTTTTCTAATGTTTCGTCAAATGGCTCTAACTCCTTAATTGTGCCTAAAGTTTTGATAAATTGTAATGGAACGCTTGACATTCCAATAAAATTCTTATCCCCTGTTAGTCCATTTCTGTCTTGTAAATCTTTAAGCATTGTATCTCTAGTAACAGGATCAATAGCTTCTTGCAAAGATGCACCACCGCCACCTACTGGAGCTTTTGCCAATATACCTGCATTACCATTTTTGGCATAAACATTATACCTTGCTTGATAAACAGCTAAAATATTATTAATATTCTTTTCACAAGCAAACAAAGGACTTCTACCTGTTCCCGTTTCTGTAATACCTAAATTAGTGTTGTGTAAAACGTATCTCGGTTTAATCTTATGTTCGTAAAAGAAAAATGTTTTATAATAATCCACCAAATCAGAAACTTGCTTCATCAAAAATGGATTAGATATTTGTTTATGTAATACAGGCTTTGTAAGGTGTGGTTTTAATACCCATATATTACTTATATTGTCGTATGTTGGATTAACTATACTATCAGCTGTTTTTGTGTAAATATAACTGTTTCCATCAGCTAATTCAGCAAATATACTTTGGTATATAATATCTGAAAATCTATCTAAAGGGTTTGGACTTTCTAATAATCTTTTTAAATTTCCCTGAGGTGTGATTAATTCTTTTGTATTTAAATCTACAATATCATATTTTAAAGAAGAACATCTTTCGGCAATAGCATCAATAGGAATGAATATTTCTGCTATGGTATTTGCTAATTCATAAGCATTGCTTTGGTCAAATCTAATTAACTTACCGCCATTAGCATTTTGCATGTATTGGTTAAAATAACTTAACCAAGCACTATCATTATCAACTTCGGCATATCCTCTAGGAGAAGTTTTCTTTGTTTTAAAGAAGTTCCAATTCATTTAGTATAAATATAAAAAAGTACTACTCGCCATTATGCAAGAAGTACCTTTATAATTAAAATTAATATCCTCTGTTATCACAACACTAGATTTTATTTGACAAATATATAAAAAATATAATATCTAATCGATTTTTAAATTAAATATATAAAATATTAGTTTTTTTTAATTTTTATTACTATAAAATACGAATCAAACAAACCCTTCAAACTATTTCTCATTTCGTTCAGTCTTTCTAATGAAACTTCAAAATAATCGCCAGTCTTTCTGTACGCTTTTATACTTTTATCTAATATTGGTTTTATTACCTTTAATGTTACCATAATTACTTATTAATAAAGTCTATCCAATCTTTTTCGCAACTATTCTCTACAAATGTACTAACTTTTGGTATTTTATTGATTATTTCGTCAAAATTTATATTATCTACATCAAAACTTACAATATATCCGTTTTTTTTATGCTTAATTTGCTCATTTCCGCTTGTAAATGGCGTTATTATGCAAGGAGTATTCATTTGTAAAGACTCAATAACAGAATAACAATAACCTTCTGTATCGCTTAATTGCACTAAATAATCTGCTTTGGCTATCTCTTTATACGGCTCAGTTGTTATTCCGTTGAACTTTACTTTAGGCAAATGACTAAATTTCTTAATTATTGCCTTTGCCCATACACCCGATATATTGCCCCATACATTCCACTCATAATCACATGGTATTTGCTCTGCAAACTTTACCATTCTGTCAAATCCTTTTTCGCCACTTAACCTGGATAAAGTTACTAATTGCAATTTGTCGTTTTTTACTTTTGGCAATGGCTTTATAGTGTTGTCTAATAAATTGTAAATTATAGCATCACATTTTAACTTTGTAACTTTTTCAAAACTATCAGCAACCAAATTGCCTACGCAAACATGATGGGTTACTTTTTTATGTTTCTTATAGCTAAAATTCCAACCCTTTATATAATATCCATAGTCAGCATGAACCATTTGTACATATTTCTTTGCAGTAATGTTATTATAAGGCTCATATCCCCATGCAGAAGCGCATATAAAGACATCACACTTATATTTTTGGTCATGTTCTAACTTTTCTACATTGCAATGCTTTGAAGCTCTTAAAAGCAAATCTATTGTGTCTGCATTATCATACATCAATGTTATATCAAAATACGGCTTCATTCGATTAATAAAGTTATTAACAAATGTTTCTACACCACCAATCGAATTGTAGTTTGATATATAAATTATTACTTTCTTATCCATACAGTAATTGTTTGTATTTTATTTTCAAAATGTTTGCAGCACTAGCTAAACTATCAATAGCATCTTTCTTATGAGTATTTTGTCCTTCTCTCTCATAACTTGTAACGTGATTAATAAATCTTGAATATTCAACATCTCTTTGATAGTTTTCGTCAAATACAAAGTGTTTCTTAATAAATTCACTATTACTCAATATTCTAGCTTCTTTTGGCACACTTACAGTAAATGGCTTAACTTTAGTATTATTACTCATATCTCGCTTTAACAGCATAAAAGCAGCAGCACCTATTCCATTTACCTCTAAAAACACTTCTTCAATAAAATGCTCTCTACTTTTGTCAATCAACTTTTCGTTAATTATCTCTATTCCATCTTTGGAGTGAATAATACTTTTAACAAAACATAACAACTTGCCTTCAATAATAGCAACATGCATAAATGGTATAGAGTAATAATCTCCACCTGTGTTTGCAGGATCGCCAACAGCAAACTTAAACACAATAGAACTTAAAGGAATATTGTCAAAATTATAAAACTGTAACGATTGTAATGGCAACAACTTACCAACCAAGTCTTGTGGATTCTGTTGGTACTGAGTTTCAAATACATTCTCATCTATTTGACGAATATTGTTCAATTCTGCTAATGTTTGCTTAAACTCCCATAAAGCCTTCTCATTTCCATACTCATCAACAGTAATACATGGAATATCAATAAAAGTCCATTCTTCTTCCTCAGTTTCCTTTAAATAACCAATTAAGTCGTTTGAGTGCAATCTTTGCCCAATTACAATAATAGGCGTTTCCCTACTGTTAGTTCTCGACCTAATCGTAGTTTCAAACCTCTCATTAACTCTTTGCCTCTTTAAATCCGAAAGAGCATCATCAGGTTTTAATGCGTCATCGATAATAATCGCCCCAGCAAATACTTTTGTCTGTTCGGGTAAATTTTCGAATATCTCTCTATCGACTTCTCCTGCACCAAAACCTGTAATCTGCCCACCCGTTGCAGTAGCATAAACCCCACCACCTCTTGTCGTATGCCACTTATTCTTACTTGCACTTGTCTTACTTATCTCAACATAAGGAAAAATAGCGTTATAATCCTCACTCGCTACGAAATCCCTCGCACTTTCACTATTATCAAAAGCCAAACTCTGAGAATAACTCAAATGTATGAACTTACTACTCGGATTATGCGCCAAACCCAATGCAATGAAGTTTTTAACCGCTAACTCCGTTTTTCCATAACGAGGTGCTATACTTATACAAAGTTTCTTTATATCGCCCCTAATCACCTTATCCAATGCATCACAAATTATCTCGTGGTGCGAATTAACTACAAAGCTCCTGCCATACCGCTTCTTAAAGAAATACTTAGTAAAGGTCATACAACTCGACATTAACTTTGCCTGAGCAATCCTTAACTGGTCAATAGCTGCTACATCATTCATAAACTTAGTTTGTTATGCAAATATAGAATTAGTTTTTTATAATCAGATTTTTTGTAAAAATTTTTTTTTGAAACCCATTTTGCGAAAGGGAATTTTTGTGGCTGAATTTTGGTGAAAAATATTTTTGGGTTATTAATACCCCGCACCCTTCATTCTCAAAAGTTTTTCTTCCTACATTTTACCCTTGTCTCTGCTCGGTGTGGCAAGTTGACTCAGGGTGCGCCGTTGCTGCGATGTTAATTTTGCCGGTTGTGGCTTTGTACCTTTGTTTTTCCTACAAATCAGGCTTATTTTGCTTGTTTGTGGGTTAAGCTATCACTTTTGAGGCTTGTTTTACCCTTATTCGTCTTTCAATTCATTCAATATCATGTTAATGTTTTCTATTGTCAGCGGGTTGCCTGTCTTTACCTCACCGTCTAAGGTTAACTTATCCCCGTACTTCTTCGGCGCTATCTTAGACAATAACCATTTATCAGCGTCTAACATTAATCGGTCGCGCTGTACTGCTACAGGGTTGGGCTTTACATTGCCTTCGCTGTCTGTGTAGAAGTCATTGGATCGGTTGTGGCTGTTTCTTATGATCCTTTCCGCTATTACATCGGCTTTCAACTCTAGGGCGCGCGTGTATTGCTTAAGAAGTAAAGAGTCTTTTTCTACCATATTAAAAAACGTATTCGGGTTAAGTCCGTATTTCTTGGCTGCTTTGTTTAGTCCTATTCCTTTGTTTTGTATATCGTTTATAATTAAGTTAAACTTTGTTTCTCTTATCTCTTGTGCTTCTTTGCTTCTGTGGTTTATAGTGGTGATACTTTTGGCAACTGTCTTTAGCTCCTTTGTGTTTGTGTTAATCGTTTGCTTTGATCCTTTGGTTTTGTTTTCCGTTACTGTCTTAATTAATTCTTTTGCGCCTGGAGTTAATTGCTTTGTTTCTGTCTTTGTTGTTTTCTTA